CATCTGGCAAAGCCGTCAAGTTAGCCAGACTGGTGGGGTAGGTATGGATGGGGTATCTGCAAGTCCTTATAGGATGGGGTACCAACTGATAAACAGGATCCGAGGCCTCATCCAGCCGTATTCAAGTCCTAATTCACTGGTGGGCTAATGGCCGCAATAAGCACTTTACGTGGCACACTAGCAACCGCCTTAGCAAACGCTGGAGTATGGTCTACTTTTAGTTTTCCACCAGCAACTTTACTCGCAAACAGCGTGGTGGTAACCGTAGCGGATCCATACATCGTGCCAAGCAATAATAGCCAGACAAGCATTGCACCTTTGGCTAATTTTAAGATTTTAATAACCGCCCCTGCATTTGACAATCAGGGTAACCTAAAAGGCATAGAAGATTTTATTGTGGCAGTAGTAACTAAACTGGCGGCATCTACCCTGGTTTACAACATATCAAGTGTCTCCGCTCCAGCTATCACTAACGCAGCTAGTGGAGATTTATTAACATCAGAAATAACCGTATCAATCCTAACGAGCTGGAGTTAAAATGAGCACACACGAAGAAGACTTAGCTTTCTTGAAAAAGACAGGCCAAATAAAAGACGCACCAAAACCAACTGCACAAACAAAGAAAGATGAGGAATAACAATGGGTATCTATTTAAATAATAACGTAGGTGTTAAGTTGGCTACCAATGCGGCACCAACCACACCTTCAATTGACATTAGCTCATACGTGACTAATGCCGTAATCAATCAAATCGTGGATGAATTAGAAGTAACTGCTATGGGTGACACAGCACATAAGTTTGTTGCAGGTCTACAATCAGGCACATTCACCATTGACTTTATCAATGACTGGGCAGCATCTCAAGTAAATGCAACACTTAGCGCAGCATTTGGCAAAACCTTAGCAGTATCAGTAATTACCGTTAAAGGCACTGCCGTATCAGCCGAAAACCCAACTTACCAATTTTCAGTCTTGGTAAATAACCTGACTCCAATTGGGCAGGGCGGCGTGGCTGAAATTGCAACATCAAGCATTTCCTTTACTATAAACTCCGCAGTAACAGTATCGCCATCAGTGGCGTTCTAACTAAGGAGTAATAATGGCAAAGCTAAAGATAACAAGGGCTAATGGCGAAGTCTCAGAGCACAGAATAACGCCAGGAATTGAATATAACTTTGAACAGAAATATGGCTCAGGAATTAGCAAGATTTTAAGGGAACACGAGCGTCAGACTGAAATATTCTACCTTGCTTATGAATGTTTACGCAGGGCTGGCGCTCAAATACCTTTATGGGGATCTGAGTTTATTGACACTTTAGAGACCGTTGAGGTATTAGACGAAGAAAAAAAATAGTTGAGCGGTCATCTATTGTTTACACTATTGCACAATTAGCAGTAGAGACTGGGATACCGCCTAGCGAGTTTATTAATATGGATACAGAAATGTATCGGGCTATTATTCAAGTTTTGACCGATAGAGCTAAGGAGATCAAAAATGCCAGTCGTGGTAAACGGCGTTAAACAACTCCAAAAGGCTATGCGAGAAGTTGAGCCTGAACTCAATAAACAGATGTCTAAAGATATTAAGACTGCGATGCTTATTGTCCGAGATAAAGCACGTGGTTATTTACCGCAACAAAACGAAGTTCTAAGCGGCTGGGGTAAAGGCACTGCATCAGGTGACACAATCAAATACAGGGCATTTCCAGCCTATGATTATTCTCTAGCTAAAAGTCTTATCAAATACAACGCTGGCACAAACAGTCGCAATCGATCAGGTTATAGAGCTGCATTTTACGTAGCAAACATATCAGCACCTGGCGCAATCTTCGAAACTGCTGGCCGAAAGAATCGCAGAGGGGCATCTAATTCAGAAAGCCTTAATCCTAATGCTGGCATACAGTTTATAGAATCTGCCGAATCTATCAGCCAGATGAAAGGCGAGAACAAACAAAAAGGCCGCCTAATTTATAGGGCTTGGTTTGAAGAATCTAGCAAGGTTATTCCAGCTGTGGTTAAGGCTATTAACACAGTAGCCACAGACTTTAACATTAAAACACGATTAGGTAAGGCAGCATAGTGGCCAATTTAATTGTCAGTGCAGTCAGCACCTTTGATAACAAAGGACTTAAAAAAGGCCAGAAAGAAATTGGCGCCTTTGAAAAACAAGTTAAAAGTTTTGGCAAAGTGTTTGCTGGCGTATTTAGCGCCACTGCATTACTTAATTACAGCAAAAAAGCCGTGGCAGCATTTGCGGCAGATCAAAAAGCAGCTAAGTCTTTAGAACTACAGTTAAAAAATACTGGATATGCTTTTAGTTCACCAGCAGTTGAAGATTACATTGGGAAATTACAGAAGACTACAGGAGTGCTTGATGATGAATTACGACCATCATTTCAAAGACTATTAACAGTTACTAAATCTATTACTCAAAGCCAAGACGCTTTAGCATTGGCATTAGATTTGAGCGCAGCTGGTTACGGATCAGTTCAAGAAATTAGCGCTACTTTGGCTAAAGCATACGCTGGTCAAACTACAGCTCTTGGCAAATTGGGAACTGGGTTAAGTAAATCAATATTAAAAACTGGCGATATGAATAAAATTATGGGCCAGTTACAAGAAAAGTTTTCAGGCCAAGCAGCAGCTAGATTAGATACTTATGCTGGCAAGATGGATCTATTAAAAGTAGCCTCCGAAAATGTTAAAGAAGAAATAGGTAAAGGCATATTAGGTGCATTAGACGCACTTGGTAAAGATAATAACATCGAAGACACTACAGCTAAAATGGAAAATTTTGGCAAAGCAACTGGTGATGCCATTACTGGCGTTGGAGTTTTAATTGCCGAACTCCAAAAAATACCTGGATCAAAAAAAGTAACCGATGTTTTATTTGGCACTAACATATTTAATTTGTTAGGCAAACTGGCAGAAGAAGAAAACAAAAGCAAAGCAGGCACTAAAGCCAATCTAGAACCTAGGTCAGCTAGCCGTGTTTACTTACAACAATTAAGACTAGAAAATAAAATCGTTAAAGACTTGAACAAACAAAGAGCAGCAGAATTAGCAGCTCTTAAAGCTAAATCTGAAGTAGATAAACTTAAAGACAAAATGGATGTCGAACGCATAGGTTTGACTTTGGCACTTAACCAGGCTACAGACGAAGAAACTAAATTACGCATCAGAGCACAATTAGCAATCCTAGATGAGAACGAGGCTTTGGCTAAAAAATTAAATGCTGAACTAGGCGCTAAAGCATCTATTGATGCCCTAGCCACAGCTGCAGGTATGGCCGCTAGTGCGCTTACCAATTTTGGCCCTGCCCTGTTTAATGCTTTAGGCGAGATGACTGGCCGAGGTAAAAATCAAATAGCACCATTTGAAAATTACACATACACAGTGCCACAAGGCGCAACAAATCAACAAGCAACTGCTACCGCAACCGCAACACCAAGCGTGGGCGTAACTGTAAATGCTGGCACAATAGTTACTGATCAACAATTAGAAGCTGTTATTCAGCAAAACGTATTACAGTTATTAAAATCAGGCAATAAATTGTTGCCAGCGGGATCACTTAACTAATGGCCGTACCAACAATTAATGCAATAATTAACTTTAGCACTGGCCCTGCCACTGCACAGGCCATGCAGTTAGATATTGGAATACTAGGCACAAACGTATTAGCAGATGCTGTAGCTGTAATCGTTGATGTATCTGATCGTGTAAACCTAGTGCAAACATCTACAGGCCGTGATGCTTTAGTAGATCAATTTCAAACAGGCCGACTTACCTTACGCATCGTAGATCAAAATGGCGACTTTAATCCGACTAACCCTGCCGGGCCTTACTACGGCCTATTGACACCAATGAAAAAGGTGCAGATAACTGCTAATTACAATGGCAACACTTATCCAATCTTCTCAGGTTTTATTACATCCTATGTAAACACTCAACCTAAAGATGCAACAGAAGTTGCCTATACAACGATTCAAGCTGTAGATGCCATGCGCTTGGCTCAGAATGCACAAATATCTACAGTAACAGGTGCTAGTGCTGGCGATCTATCAGGCACACGCATTAACGAAATATTAGATCAAATTGCTTGGCCAGCCACAATGCGACAAATAGATCCAGGCCAAACTACATTACAGGCAGATCCAGGCACAGCACGTACTTCTTTAGGGGCGATGCAGACCGTTGCTGATTCAGAGTATGGCGCTATTTATGTAGATTTTGATGGCTCATTTGTATTTAAGGATCGCTTGACTGCTACAGCATCTATAGGTGCCACACCCACAGTCTTTGCCGATGATGGCACAGGCATACCTTACGCCAATGCTATGTGGAAGCTAGATGATACTTTAATATTTAATTCAGCCCAAATCAGCCGTACAGGTGGCTCACCACAATCTGCTAGCAATCAAGCATCTATAGACAAATATTTTATCCACTCATATAACCTGCAGGATCTTCTAATGCAGACCGATGCGGTAGCCCTAGATTATGCCAGGGCTTATGTGGCATCTAGAGCTGAGACCACTATCCGATGCGATGCCATCGAGCTGGATCTATACACTGCTAATTATGATGCAGGCATTCTTGCTGCCCTAGACCTAGATTTTTTTGATCCAATCACAGTTATTACAACCCAGCCAGGTGGGTCTCAACTAGAGAAAACCCTGCAAATCTTTGGCGTGGCAAACACAATTACACCTAATTCCTTTAGGACAGTGTTTACAACGCTAGAACCTGTCATAGATGGGTTTATACTAGGCAACGTAGATTACGGTGTCTTAGGACAAAACGTACTTTCATACTAAGGAGAAATTATGCCAACCTGGCCAGGCACGACTGGTGATGTAGTTACCAGCACAATGTGGAATGGGCTTCCAGCATTCACAGTACAAACTGCTAAGACAGCAGATTACACAGCTGCTAGTGGTGATGAATACCAACAACTTATACCAATGAATAAAGCAACTGCTATTGCATTTAAGTTGCCAACCGATGCAACATATAACTTTCCAATCGGTACCGCTATAACAGTTTTTAATATAGGCGCAGGAACTTTGACAATTAGTGCAGTTACTTCAGGCACTACAACTGTTTTGAGCGCTGGCTCAACAGCTGCCGCACCAACACTTGTTCAAAATACATCTGCAGTATGTGTTAAAACTGCCGCTAATGCTTGGTATGTTTTTGGAGCAGTTGTATAAATGTTAAATTTAATTACTGCTATAACCTTTAAGCAAAAACCACCTTCAGTATATGATGTATTAGTAGTTGCTGGTGGTGGTGGTGGTGGATCTAATGCTGGCGCTGGCGCTGGTGGTGGTGGATATCGTGAATTTAGTGGAGAAGTATTTGCTTTAAGCACTCCATATACTGTGACAGTTGGCGCTGGCGGTGCTGGTGGTCTTACCGCAAGTGGTAACGTGGCTGGAGCTTCTGGTAACAATTCTGTATTTGCAACTCGAACATCAGCTGGTGGCGGTGGCGGTGGCTCGTTTGGAAATGTTGCGGGACTTACAGGTGGTTCTGGTGGCGGCTCTGGTTCTGGCGGTGGTGGTGGTGGTACTGCTGGTGGTCTTGGAAATACTCCAAGCACTTCACCTTCACAGGGTAATAACGGCGGTGCTGCGGCTACTGGTGCACCAAATTATGGTGGCGGCGGTGGCGGCGGAGCAAGTGCTGTGGGAACTGATGGAACAACAACTCAAGGCGGTTCAGGTGGTAATGGAACTGCATCAAGTATTAGCGGCACATCTGTAACTAGAGCGGGTGGTGGCGGTTCAGGAACATTTGGCGGTGGAACTGCTGGCTTAGGTGGTAGTGGTGGTGGCGGTAACGGTGGTACTGCTGGTGGCGATAATAATGGAATCGCTGGAACAACAAACACAGGTGGTGGTGGCGGAGGTGCTTCTTATCAAGCTGTTGGTGCTAATGGTGGTAATGGTGGGTCAGGTGTAATTATATTAAAATTCCCTGTTGCTAATACTGCAACCTTTAGTGGTGGAGTTACTCAATCAACTGTAACAAGCGGTGCTTACAAAATTTCTACAATTACTGCTGCTGGCGTTTCAGATACAGTTACTTTCAGTTAGGAAAAAATGGCACATTACGCATATTTAGATGATAATAATATTGTTGTTGCAGTTACAGTTGGTAAAGATGAATCTGAACTTATTGATGGTTTAGACACTGAAACTTACTACGCACAAGGCACGCCGTACACAGTTAAGCGAACTTCATATAATGGCAAGATACGCAAAAATTATGCAGCTGTCGGTTATAGCTATGATGCTGACCGAGATGCTTTTATAGCTCCTAAACCTGACAATGCAACAGGATTTAATGAAGACACTTGCCGCTGGATAACACCAGAGGTTAATTTTGAATCCTAAATTATGTGCAGCTGGTGTGCAGTTAAGAGATCAAGTTGATACGTGGTTTCCAGATAGGCGTACTGCCAGTGATGGGTGGGTGGGCGATAGCCGCCATACCACCAGAAAATCGGATCATAATCCAGACGCCAATGGGTGGGTCAGAGCAGTTGATATTGATTCTCGCTTGGGTGCATCCGAAGGGATTAGTGCTTATTTGGCTGACCAGGTGCGAATCGCAGGCAAAACCGATAAACGCATATCTTACGTCATC